TCCAATCATGCCCATTATGCCTAAAGCTCTATTACCAAGTGACATTAGTTACCTCCAGTATAGCTATTACTCATTGCAGTTAAGTAATCAAATATTCCATTCTGTTTAGTTTCTTGTTTAGTTGTAGTACCAACATTAGGCGTTTGTCCAAGTGCTTGATTTACATATCCAAGAGTGTTTGCGCCTTGTCCTGTGTAGCCTCTAAATTGACGTTGTGCCGCATCAAACAAAGCTTGTTGCATTGCTTGTTGTTGTGCGCCTTGCATAGCCAAGTTATTGTTAACAGTTTGACCCATGTTAAAGCCAAGATTAGCAACTTGTCCTAACTGGTTTGCCGCTCCAAGTCTTTGTTGTGCGCCTGCTAGACCAGCTTGTTGATTAGCTAAATCTGCTTGCATTCTATTTGATATATCACCCATACCAGCTTGCTGATTAGCCAATTGTCCTTGAAAGTTATTACCAATATCTTGTAATGCCATGTTTTGAGCATTTTGAAATCCTGCTTGTCTTAGTCCTGCTGAAGCTTGAGCTAATTGACTAACAGTATCTCTGCCTATCTCACCCATAGCTACACCATGTCTACTACCACCAAATGCACCTGCGGCTTGAGCTTGACCTTGTAAATTATTCATGCCCATTTGTGCGCCCCGTAGTATGTCAGCTTCGTTAGCCTTAACTACAGCATCTTCATATGGATTCATGTAAGGTTGCATGTTTGTACCTGCAAGAGTCTGTGGTGTAACTGTTGCACTAGTTCCAGCAACATTAACTTGACTAGGTGTGTAAGCCATGCCTGCCGCAGTACCTAGTCCTGCCGCTTGAATCCCTTGAGCCGCTAGGCTGTTTATGTTTGGTGGGGTAGTCTGACCACCGGGTAGTCTTTGATTAGCCATTAGTAGTCTCCTGAAAATTGTTTACCTTTGCCATAGGTATTGTAATTTCTTTGGCTTGTTTTTGCTCTATCTGCTACAACATTTCTTCGATAAACTGGATTAGTTTTACCTGCTAAAACACCTGAACCTCGATTCCTGCCACCGGGAGTACCTCTACCATTTGGTGAACCACTAGCCATCAAAATATCAGGTTGTGGATTAGCACCAACGCTAATACTTCCTCCTCCGCCTCCTCCACCGCCCGGTGTTTGTTGTGCTACTAGGGCAGGTACAGCATTACCAAATAACGCATCGTAAGCGTCTACAGTATCACCGTAGTTAGCCGCTAAATCTTTTTTAGCTTGGTCGTAGATTGGTATTGAGCTGTAACCTGTCATACCATTGTCATATGTCGTTGGAGTAGGCATACCAGCCATTGCATCTGTAGGAGCTAACAAACCAAATGCCGCCGCAGTATTGGCATTGTTTTGAAATGCCATCTCTTGATTTGGATTAAAAGCCGCAACTTCTGCACCATAATATGGCATGTACTCGATTTGTTGTAAGGCTTCTGCCCGTTGTAGGTTTCTTTCTGCTGGCGCTCTTATCCACTCAGGAACTGTAGTTTCTGTAGTTGTTTTTTTGCCGCCACCTTTTCCGCCGCCACCTGAACTCATGTCAAAACTCCTTTGCTAATATTGTTAGTTGTTCTTTCCATCCTTTAGCTTCAAGAACACGTTTCCATCCTTTTCTTCCGGCTATTGACATACCATCACAGCCTTGTAATTTTCCCCATGCCATTGCACTATCATGCATGTCAGTAATTTGTTTAATTCCATAGCCTTTATCACCGCCTGCTAGAAATACGTGTAGCACTTTCTTATTAGGATACACTACAATTTCAGTTACTGCACATCCGTTTGACCCCATCCATAACTGCATGTGACCACTCAATACCCCATCAACAATGTCTTTAAAATCATGAGTATCGCCCCCTTTATTTAGAGCAGACTCTATCCATTCTTTACCAGCCATAAGTTGTTCTTGTATATTCATGGGTCTAATTTTATCCTAATCCAAGCTCCATTTTTAGAAACTACAGGACAGTCCTGTGCCTCATCCCACATAATAATGCCATCTTGTGTAGCTTTACTATCTGAATTATAAAATTGTAATTTGTTTCTAGTAGTCGTTATAAACGTATTTAATCGCTCACCCCATGGCTTCCAATCTTTGCCTAATGGTGGTGGAGGTGTCTGTACACTCATCGTCTACCTCCTGCATTAGCTTCTATACGCATTATTCCTGACCTCCAGTTCTCATTACCTGTGCCTTGTACTTTTATACGTACTTGTCTACCCTGAAAGCGAACATCTGTTGGATTACCAAGAGTAAATGCTCCATGTGATGTCTCACTATCATTAGGATAGAAACGTGTTTTAAATGTCACTTCTACTTGTCCTTGTGTTTTTTCGTCAGGTATAAGCTGTGTTACTTTCATAATGCTGTCACCATTACCAAGACTAATTGAACCTGACTCAGCATATGGTTTTGTTGACCCTGTATGTGTGTAACCTGTTTCTTGATTATACAAATTGCCACTAGCATCTGCCCATATTGGATTGCTAAATACTCCTTGGTCAACTCCTGCTGTTCTATCTAATTCACCAGTAGTCCAATGACCTTCTTTGTAATCTAATGCCACATATCTGTCATTCTCCGTTGCTGTTCCTGATGGATAAAACCACCATATTTCGCCATGTTGTGAGTTGTGTACAGCGTAAACTTTACTTATTTGTGATACATTCATGTCATCAAAAACATAATCAGACACTTCGCATGGCATTTCACTAGCTACTGAGCCATCAAACTGGAAAAAACCTTTACGACCCATCCAAAAAGCTCCTTCATCAATAGCTACAGCACCTCGTCTTGATGCAACACCACAAGCTGTACCTACTCTTTCAAACCCATAGACAAATGGTGCGCCTGAATAACTAGCAACGTGTGCATCATTGTCAGTTAGGATAAGAGTTCTACCTCTCATACGTAACCCTAACATGATTTGACCAACAGTCTGTAATTCAAAGTCACCTGCTTGGTTTGTAGCACTAGGTGTCCATGATGTATTATTTTCTTGGTCACACCATTGTACTTTACGAGGATTACCACCTGCACCAAGTGCAAATACAAATCTTTCTTCTGTAACTACTAAACCTTTGTTTCCTGTTGGAGCATTGGCTACTACTTGTGCCACAACTCCTGTGTTAAGTTGCCATTCGTATATCTTGCCATCCTTAGATGAACATGCCATTAGGTATTCACCCCATGTGTCTAGTGACCATGTTGTAGCTTCGTCATATATACCTGAAGATGTAGGTGCTGAACCCCAATTATCATGACCATAAAAACCACCACCATAACCAAGATTAAGCGATGCATTCAAATTACCTGATGTTAAACCTGATGGTGTTATGTCATAAACTGTGTGTGAAGGGTTTACGTAATATAATTTGTTATAAGTGCCACCTGATAAATATGAGTCACTTGAGTTATCAAGCCATGAAAGCATTGCTCTAGGTGCTGATGCAAATGCACTAGCTTTTCTAGTTGTCCATCCACCAACTGGTCGCATAGAACCATCGTGCCATCTAACTAAACTTGCATCTCTCCATCTGTTAGACGATTGAAAGTCTGTACCATTTCTATATTGACCCGGTGGTATGTCTAAAGGTATTAATGCCATAATCTTATGCCGCTATTTGTGTCCACGTTACAGAGTTGTTAGTTATTAACTCCCATTTCTCTCTACCTATTGTAGCTGTACCTGATGTTGCACTTACAGCACCTGATGTACGTTGTACTCTGTTGCACGTTGCTGTAATACTAGCTTCAGGCTGTGTAACTGCATGACCTTGGAATATTTTTTCTGAGTCACTTGCTGTGCTTGAGTTTGTAGAGTTGTTTGGTGTAGGTGCTGAACCACCCATTCCTGTATGTAATGAACAGTAGTAATACAAATCAGGTGTTCCATCTGCTACAATTATTGTAGACTGCGTAGATGAGTTATGAGTTACACCTGTTGTATATTCTGTGCCACTTGCATGTGTGCCATTAGACGTTGTTGAAAATCTTAGTGGATGTCCTGATGGGTAATTAAATACATAGGTGTTACCCTCAACAAGTTGTATTGTTTCTTGCTGAACACCATTAATAAAGTATTTGTTAGAGCCACTCACACTAGCAACAGTCACCTCGTTTGTATGAGTGCTTCCCGTTGATGCAATACCACCTCTTGTAGCAAATCCGAGTACAGTAATACTGGCTACTGCTGTTGGTACACCTGAACCAAATCTGACTCGATTGCATATTGCCGCGCTTGATGATGCAACAGTTATTGTTGATGATGCACTAATAGCAAACACACCAACAGCAGTAGTTGTAACAACTGCGTTAGCTGTCTGTGGACTTGTGCGAACACGCATCACACTTTCAGTTATGCTAGATGTAGTTGTCGATGTTGCAGTAGCAATTCTTACTCTTGCACCATTACCAGTAGTTGTAACTGTAGTCTGTGAAGCTCCATTAATAATAGCAGAGCCTTCAGGAACACGTCTAACACCGACAGTTATGCCTGAGTTCGCAGTTGTACTAGCTGTTGCTATTCTTACACGCTTACTATCTGCTGTTGCACTTGACGTTGCTGTGACTACTGTTTGTAAGTTGTCATCACCATCAAATACACCAACACCATACTGCCAATCGCCATACAGACGAGAAGAAGTATCTTCAATAATGACTACTTCACCACTACAAGTAGCACTAGACGTAGCAGTCGTAGAAGCATCGCCACCCAAAGTGACAATCCAATCTACACCATTAGCACCTGACGTAGCAGTTACTGTAGCTGAAGCATCTTTTACATCACCTACACTTGAGCTATATGTACGTAAACCGAAATACGATTCACCATACTCAAAAGCCATTTATTTAATCAGTTAAGTGTAATGTCTAGGTCACCTGATGGCACACGAAACACGTCACCAGTTTCAATAGTCTTATTTGACGATAGAGCCGCATAAGCCATCATGTTGCCTGATGTAGAAGCATCAAAAACTGCAACGTGTGTTACTGTTCCATAGTTAGCTGTCGCTGTAGGATATTCTACTGCCGCGTTATTAGACGTAGTGTTACCTGATGTTGTAAATGCTACTGTTTGACGTGCATAACCACCGCCACTAACTTCAGTACCACCGCCAGTTTCACCGGGTGCGCCTGTAAATAAAGCTAAGTATTTAGTCGATGGAGCTGTGTAAGCCGCACCTGCAAATACGTGGTCTAATATCTCTGTTTCTAAAAAGTTTGTAAAACTCATACTAATCCTCTCACTTTAAGTGTTAACCCTGACCCACTAAAACGTGCATTGTCAGAATATTCATTTAATCTAGCAACTGCGGCAGAATACATCTGCGCCCAAACTGCTACCCTTTGGTCTTCTGCTAAATACGGTGCTGAATGTAATAACGCTCCGTAGAGATATACATCAGGTGCTTCTAGCAAAAGCCAGTTATCTGAGTTACTACTAAGGGATGGTACTTTCTGATAGTAAAGCAACTCAAAATCTGTGTCGTTTCCCGGAGTTGGGTACAATTGAAATTGTCCATCTGCGTGTGTGTACATTATTGGTGTTCCTGTGGCATCACTTTGAGCTTGACGTTTGTCAGCCATAGCATCTCTAGAAACTAAATTAACTACTGTAGTTCCTGTGCCTGTGAGATGTAATCTTATTGTTTCTATCCAATCAGCAGGAGTTTGCATATACTCATCGCCACTTGATTGTTGACCACTAGACCTTGCTTCCATCTTAAAGTGTCTAATGTCTCTGTTTATCTGAGCCTCAGCTAATGTAATGAAGTCAGGTATTACTGCTGTAAGGTCATCTCTGTTTAAAAAATCAGCTATAGACGCTTTGAGTTCTGTGTAATTAGATAAAGCCATTAGAAACGACCTCCTCGTCTCATGTAATCATATCTTTCATCTTGCACAGCGTAACCACTTAATGGCGCTCCTGTCAGACCAGCCGCAAAGTCTGCTTTTTGTTGGTCATTCATTTGAGACATCATCATTTCAACTCTAGCTTTTTCTTCATTAGTAAGTGCCGCGAATTGTCTGTTAAATTGATTACGGTCTACAACAGTTGGGTTAGGATTCATCTCTCCAGTACCAGCATAATTCATGTCAGAGTCATTCATTAGTGAGCCATCAGGCATTCGGTGCATACCAGCCGGTACTACATCCGGTACTGTTGGTGTTCTACCGGGCATTAAAACTGGGTCTCTGTTCATTGTATTAGCTAAGAACTCTCTTTCAGCCGGTGTGTCTAAACCTCTAGCTCCTATTCCTAGATTACCTATTGTGTTAAGTGGCTCTTCTTGTCCGTAAGCAGTAATACCTTGCATGTCTCGCATTCTTTGAATTGCATCACTACTTAAATCATCACCAGTAAATGTATAACCTTCTGTATTACCATCTACATCAAACGTATAACTGTTTGTATTTTTATAGTTCTTTACTGCATCCATTAAACCAGCGTCAGTATCAAAACCATCACTATTAGTTGCATTTTGTAAGAACTCGCGTTCTGCTGGAGTGTCTATGCCTCTGTTACCCTCCATAACACCGCCAGTTAACCCCTTATATTTTTCTGTTAACATTGCAAGGATTTGGTCAAACGACATGTCATTTGGATTATGTCCGGGAACGTGCGCCATAATGTGTCTCCTGTTT